AACTTCTACAGGAGATGAATTGTTCCAACTGTTGTATTGAGTTCCAATAGTTCCAACTGGAAGACCATTGATGAAATGAACAGTTCTATAGTCAGTAATTCTGTAGATGAGAGTATTTGAAAGTGTACCAGCATTTACTAAGGACAATAATTCACTGTAGGTAATATCAACTTGAAAGAAAGAACTCTCAGTCAATTCACCTTTGAACCATACAGAGTCTATGAAGTCATAGTAATCGGATTGAGTTAGTTTGTGATTGGTAGTCCAAGTATTTTTAAGCTGATCTCTAGTAGACATAGTTGTACTCTCTATTGGTGTAGATAAATTTATAGCATTATTTATAAGTTACAATAATGCTATAAACTTCAGTCAAATTTTATTTGGTTCTCTGTTGGAACCTACTACTTCCACCTGTTGCTGGAGTAGCTGCTGGTGCTGCTCCTGCATCATCCCCACCTTCTGCTGGTAAAGGTTGGTTGTTAGGTTGCATTGGCCCACCTACCTCACTATACCCTGGGATATCTTCACCACCACCTACTGGCCCACCAGCACCACCTCCACCACCAGCAGAAGGATCATTACCAAGTGCATCAGCTTGTCCTGAACCAGTGACTTCAAGTTGCTCATTGATCTCAGCAATCTCTTCATCAGATAGTCTAAGGATGTTCTTCTGAATCCATAATGGTGACAGAATCCTTGCCTCAACCAATCCGATAGCATTGTTAGCACCATCAAGTTTAACCTGATTGATCTGTGCTTTCTTGATCATAGAGATTTCATTAGAAGAAGCATAGTTGAACTTGATCTTCTCTTGAATCTTTTTCCAATCATCAAGAGATAATACCTGACGAGAAATTAAATCTTTCTTCATCAAGTCAACGAATAGATTATTGAACTTCCTTCTTAGCTTCTGAATGTATTTGAAGAATTTCATTTCATCTTTTTCAATGTCAATGTTACTGTTGATAGTAACTCTATCTTCTTTTGATCTTCTGTTGTTAGGAACACAAAGGGAAGAATATACTTTGTTCAAGAAATATTCTATATCATCAAAGCCACCGAAGTTAGAAGTAGAACCTTGTAGTGTATCAACTGAAGTTCCTTTACCAGTACTTGAATTGATAGAGAACCAGAAGTCTTCTAGAACTGAAATTGATTTAGCAGCATTATCAATTGTACCAGTTTCAGTATTGTATACTTTCTTCTGACGATACTTGTTGATCAATCCTTTCATGTACTCTTCAGCTTTAGACTTAGGAAGGTTTCCTGTGTCAACCTTGAATACTCTTTTCTCAGTAGAACGTGTGATCCTGTAGATGATCAATGTATCTTCCAATAGGTATAATTGGTTAATAGCTTTCATTGCTTTCTGAATAGGACTGTAGTAGCAACGCTTGTCAGGTGACATAACACCAGAGTTGATTTGTGTGATCTGTTCATCAAAGTAAGTGATCTCAGCATTCTCCAAGTCCTTGATAGGATTGTAGGTCTGATGGGTATTGATGAACCATTTGATGGTAGAGTCTTGTGCATTCTTATACTTCATGATATCGAATGGTGGTAATAGAATTAGTTTCTGAATACCATCTTTCATTCTTCTGTTGTTATAAACAACTTCAAAGTTAAGAGTTGAGTCTACATACCATTGACGAAATAGTTCTTCACCTTTCTCATTGAAGTCTAGTAGATAAAGAATCTTATCCCATGACTCTCTGATTTTTGATTTGATATTCTCTGTTAGTTCAATATCATCCATGTTGATATCTACAACAGGATCAATCTCATCAAATACAATTGCTTCAGAAGAGATTTCGTTTAGTGCTTCATCTACTTCAGGTAGGATAGAAGCTTCTCTCCACTTACGAATCATATCAGCAGTATTAACTGGCATACTGTTTGATCCACCAAGAGCAAAGTTATTGGTGTACATAGAGAATGGATCATAGCTTATATAAGGATTCTCATTGTCCATCTCTTTACTGATTTGTGAAAAGTTTTTGTGCTTGTCTTGGAATGCTTCACGATCAGAGTAGAAGGTTCTGTTCAACTCTTCTGTCATGATATCCCATCTTTCTCTTAGTCCATCAAATATACCCATTAGTTTTCCTTTACAAATGTTTTTATATAAATACTAGTGAACAAGTAATCCACTGACTCGCAATCAAGTGGAAACAGTATGGAGAAACTGCTGTCCTTGTCACATCTTATTTATGGAGAGTCAAGTAATGTCTACCAAAAAACTTACAACAAAAGTATTTGTCTCAAGAGCAAATGAAATTCACAACAACAAGTATGACTATTCACAAGTTGAGTACACTAATTCACATGCAAAAGTTAAAATTATTTGCTCCATACATAGAGTCTTTGAGCAGAAATCTTATAGTCACCTACAAGGTATTGGATGCTCTAAGTGTGTGAACAACTCAAAGTTATCAACTGAAGAATGGATTGCTAAAGCAATAGAATCTCATGGTTATAAGTTTGATTACTCTTTAGTAGAGTATACAGGGTATGATAGAAAAGTTAAAATCATTTGTCCTATACATGGTGTATTTGAACAAAGTCCACACAATCATTTGACTCATGGTTGTAAGATATGTAAATCTTCCAAGGGAGAATCATACATAAGAAGTTTTCTATTGGATAACAACATAAGCTTCATACAAGAACATAGATTTGTAGATTGTAGAGATAAATATCCTATACCATTTGATTTCTATCTTCCAGATCATAACATCTGTATTGAGTATGATGGTATTCAACATTTTGTTCCAACAAGTTTTAGTTCTGACAAATCAGATGAAACATGTGCTAAAAATTTTGAACTTGTTAAGTATAGAGATGAACTTAAAAATAATTTCTGTATCAAAAATAACATAACCCTTACTAGAATTCCGTATACAGAATTCAAGAACATAGATACACTTTTATCTTCTATTGTCTCTTAGAATGTGTCTAGTAACATCGTGTTTACTTCGCTGTAAATACCTGGCCTTATAGAGAGAACCGCTTACTACAGTCAACATATCCCAATGGTTTTGATCAATTAGTTTTACATTAGTACAACGTGACATGTAATACTTTCTTACAGCTTGTAGAGCGAACTGTAGTGGTGGTTGATACTTAATAGTTCTGTACCATAGATGAAACATTGACTGGTTGATACACTTTCTTTTCATATCTACAATTACTTGTACGAACTTTCTACGAAGAACTCCAGGAATCCAATGCAAATTGCAAGCTAACATAATCTGCCCTTTTATCTCTAGTGGTATTACTAGAGGAAATTGATCATAGATATGAATAGTTCCTAGAGTAACAGGGACATAACGATAGTAGTAGACATTATTATATTGAAACATTTTTCTTAACCCCTAGAATCCATCCATTGACAATATATTCAGTTAATAACATTGGATCAATATATTTGTTATTAACTCCATTGTTTATCGCTATCCTACCTTTTAATCTATCTGAATGTTCTTTCCTTTTTATCTCATCCCTATTTGCATTAGCCAAATTATTTTTATGTGTTTCACTTTTAGATTTTCCTTTTGATGCTAATGACATTTTATCTTTAGTTTCAGTACTTAGTTGTTTATTTTTGTGGAATTTGGAAACTTTATCTCTATGTTCTTGTGTTCTTTCATATTTACCTGCACCATTTTCAGACATTTTGTTTCTTGTTTCTTCAGATACAACATAACCATTTCTCTTTTTAGTTTCTTTACATTTCAGTATAGACTCTTCAGATTGTTTATATCCATTTTTATATTTTTCTTTTATTGTTTCACTTTGTTTTTTTCTTTGTTCATCACTAACTTCTCTTCCAGTGAATAATATAGATAATCTTTTTTTATGTTCATCTGACATTGGTTTCATTACTTGTAGTTTTCTTTTTTCCTTTATAATAGCTTTAGAAATATCTGTATGTTTGTTACATCTATTACCTTTACCACCTAAAAAGCAATTATAAGTATCTTTACGATTGATGAACCAATCATCAACTATCTGTGTTTCTATAGTGTACGCATGTTCTACATCTAAACAGTAATGAAGTATTTGTCTTTTAAAATTTTCTTTACCGTATTTTCTAATTGCCCATTTCAACACTTTTCCTGACCCAAAATATCCATCATCAAGATTTGTAGGTGAATGAACACCAACATAGATTTTGTTGTTAATAAGATTTGTTGTAA